CTTAGATATATTTCTATTCAATATCTTAGATGCTTCCTTACTTGGTGCAGGGATCTTCTCTAATAAATCTGTCATTGCAACAGCAGCAGATTTAGCAGGGAGTGCTAGGGCATCCATGAATGCCTTCTTCATCTTAGGATCTATTTCAAGATTATCTTCTAGATCTTTCTTGACTTGCTTTTTAACATTCTCCTCACCTATTCCTGCATCCTCTAATTTATCTACCTTTGGTGTCTCTCCTGCTTCTTTTGGAGGTGCAACAAATCCTGCAGCTCTCTTAGCTCTCTCCTCTTTAAATCTTCTTATTCTTTCTGCCTTATCATATATTGTGCTACCATCTGTATCTTGACCATACGCAGCTATGGGGTCTGGTACTAGGTTAGCAGCTGGTAACGCCTTTGGTGCTAGGACTGGTTTAGGTGTTACATCTGTAGAAGATACATCAACAGTCTGTTGAGATGCAGGAAGATCCATTGCCTTTGTGAGGGCACTAGGATTAGCGATGAACTTAGAAAGTCCAACACCCTGTTTTGACATAGCTGGAGGTAATGCTTTCATCATGATACGACCTCCATTGAGCTCTTACCGAGTGGATCTATGATTGCATTTCTAGATTTAGTCCTTTCTTTTTTACTATCTGGCACATATATGATTTGTTTTTTACCAGGCACAGGTATAATTTGTGGTGGCATTGCTGTTCCAACCATACCATTTCCACCTTGAGTGACAGGGAAGTCTATCAATGCTTGTTTTGCTGCTGCACTAGGATCTAAACCTTCATCCATCAATTCATTTTCACGTTCAATACGATCTGCCCAACTAGTATCTGTTGATGCAGTCTTAACAGCACCTGATGATTTTTCTTTTGTTGTAACAGGATCAACATTTGGGATCCATTTATTTTTACCAGGTCTCAACCACTTATCATTTGGTTCATTATTATAGAAGTCAAAGTGAACTGGATCTCCTTCACCTTGCCATTTAAAACCAAACTTTGCACCTTTGTCCCTCATCCATTCATTTGCTTTTGAGTAGTAGTCAATATCAATTGCCCAACCTTGTCCATGTGGTGACTGTCCTACAGGTGCAGGATTTATAGCAGCTGGATCACCCGCATCAGCCGCGTCTACTAATGCTTGTTGTTGTTCTGGACTTCTATATGAAGATGTCACACTCATAGGCAAGTTTATACCATCTTTTGCTGCAGCGTTTACCACTCTCTTCCAAGCTTTCATAGTAGATGGGTTGAGAACAATAGGTCTACCATACATATCTTTCTCAGGATCTGGAGACGGTGCAGCTGCTACTTGATCTGCTGCTTCTTTCTGACCTGGCAATACGCCCATATCTTTAGCAGCAAGTGCAGCATCAAGTCCTACTGATACAGCAGTTCCTACGCCAGGTATCGTAGATGCTATACCAGATGCTGCTTCAAGCATTGCACCTTTAAAGTCTCCTGCCATCAATCGTTGTCCTGCAAATAGTAATCCTGCACCCATACCAACGAACGGTATCTTCTTCAATAGTCCTTTACCTAGTGCCTTTGCACCTACCTTTGCTATAGCTTTACCACCTACCTTAGCAGCGATCTTCTTAGATCCTTTCTTTAATAGTGCCATTGATGCTTTCTTTGCACCTTTGACTAATTTCTTACCTGACCCTGCTACCTTTCGTAACCCCTTACCTATCTTTGATTTCTTAAGTAACTTACCTAACTTAAACTTCTTGCCTAAGTTTTTAAGATTCTTCACCATCCTTAACGGATTGCCGATTCCTCCACCACCACCAGTTTTTTCTGGTGTCTGTGTTTTAGTTTCTACCTTTGGTGCTTTAACGTCAGGTTCTTTTTTACTACCCCACCATTGTAATGGTGCTTTTAATCCAATAACTTTTTGTGGTTTTGGTGTCTCTGCTATTCCAAATAAATTTTTTAATCTATTTGCTTCTGCTATTACACTAGCTTTTGCAGGAGATGGAGGTAATGTTTTTAAGAAACCAAGAGACGAACTTATGATTAATGCTGCACCTTGTTTATACACAAGTTCTACAGACTCACCATAATTTTTAACAGGAGTTACTACCTCTGGTTCTTTTTCTCCAACCTTTGCAATAGTCTCACTTTTTACAATACCACCTTTCTGTAATGCCACCTCTGGTTGGTATGGCATACTTTTTTTAAATGCTACTTCTTTTATTCTTTCTTCTACTAACTCTTCATACTTGTCTTGCTCTTCTTTCTTCTTCGGTCTCTCTACAGGTTCTGCCTTGCCATATTGTTCATTTACCTCATCTATAGGGATAGGTGCTATAGCAGGAACTAATTTAACTTCGTCTGAACTACTAACAGCACCAGCTACCCCCGCAACAAGTGTTTTTGCTGCCTTCTTAAAAAAATTAGTGATTATGGAAGTGTCCATTAGCGTCGGTTTTGTTCAGCGATGCGATCTCTCTCCTTTTGAAGATGAGTTGCTAACATGTTCACATATACTTCCCGTTCCCACGGGATCATATTCTCAATATCTGTCAAACTATATTTATGGTGTTGAACGAGAGAAAAGTTTGTCTGGTAGAAGGTCATGATGCCCTCATGAAAGAGGGCTATGCGAAAAAATCAGATAACCCTTCTAATACTACCTCATTTGAAACTTTAGTCTTAGGATTTTTTACCTTTAATACGTGTCTAAGTGATGGCATTGTCTCAAAAAATACCTGTAACTTAGAAAACTGTGCATTAGTTAATCCTTCTGTCCACGTTCTTGATTCTTCAGCAGAGTCAGGAGTGTAGTCATCTTCACCTACATAAACTCTCTTGATACACTTTGCCATCAATTCATATGGATCTGGTTCTTCACCTACAAAGTTGATTTTGGTAAAGTATTCTAAATCAGGATACTTCATCTCAACAGTAATATCATCATCTATCTTGATGATGTTAGTATGACCCTTTGGAAAGTTGACTTTGACATCATCTACCATAAATTTTACATCCACAGTAGTCTTTCCATCATCAGCACACGTGACTTTCATCTCAATCTCTTCACTGATTGATCTAGCACGTATCTGTAAGAATAAGTATTCTATGTCAAACAGTGCCATGTCTGATACATTAACCTTTGTATGCAGACAATTTTGAATAGTCTTAGTTATAGCGTCTAATATTTGTTCTTGGTCGTCATTCTCCAATGCCAATATTAATAACTTTTGTTCCTTAACTAGGAATGGTCTATACTTCACTCTCTTCTTTGTAGAAGGGACTGTCAAGGTATAGATTGGCGTTGCAATCTCAGGTAATGGCATAATTTATAATTTCAGTATATTATATAGCAGGTTTTTTTGGATTAAATAAGTGACTATACTCATAGTAGAATCCAACAGTTGCTTTGACAAGTTGTGCAGGACCTGCTGAGTATGGTATTGATGCTACAGTATATGGATATGCTTTTACTAGTCTAGCTTCCCATGGAATTCTATAGTCATTGTCTGGTTCAGGATCATGTTTTTCTAATTTAGTTATAATCATGTCGCATGCATAATCTTCATAGTAATTAGATGCCATTGTCCTTCTATATTCCTCAGCAGTATCATAACTGTAGTAATCTCTAGGATTTCCAATAACTCCATTCTGTATAAAGTCTTGCCATGCTCTAAAAAATCTCAATGGAAGTGACGTTCCATCCATAAAAAAACTAACGTCAAGTTCATTAAACACTTTTGCAGTTGCATGTTTCTGTGTGATACCCTTATGCACTGACTTAACATCAAATGCAGAGTATGTCACGCCAGGTAACTGTATTTCATTACACAATAACTGTAAATTCATTCCTGATGGATCATTTGTCAAGGTTTGAATGTCTCCACCCAAATTATCGTTAAAAAATCTTGATAGTTTATCCGTTGGTTGAAGTGTAAATTCATATAAATTAGACGCAGAAATTCCACCAGACTTTCCAATAGCCTGCATGAAATTTGTTATTCCTCTTGCGGTTGCCATAAATACCCTTATGGTTTGATATATGTATTTATAGTGACTTATAAAGGAAAATACCGAGTAATCAACTATAAGAAGTATAAAGGTGATCCTACGGGCGTTGTTTGGCGTTCATTGTGGGAAAGAAAGTTTATGAAATGGTGTGATAGCAACCCAAATGTCCTTCAATGGTGGTCTGAGGAGATTGCTATACCATACTATGATCCAGTTCAAAAGAAGTGGCGTAGGTATTTTCCAGACTTCTGGATAAAAATACGAGAGAGTGACGGGAAAGTAAAATCATATCTTATAGAGGTTAAACCTAAAAGACAGGTCGATGGTCCTAAACCTCAAAAGAAGAAAACTAAAGCGTATCTAAACGAAGTTTATACATACGCAACTAATCAAGCAAAGTGGGAAGCAGCAAATGACTATTGCAGAGACAGACTCTGGGAGTTCAAACTCATCACAGAGCGAGAGCTCAAGATTCGATACACTGATTACAAATCTAAAAGGAAATAAAATAACAAAATCTAAACTTAGAGAAGAAGTATTTAACATACTATTAGACGATGCTACTGAATCACCTAGTGCAGGAAAGTTCTATACCTTTGAATATGATCCTAAATTTGCAGACAAATTGAAAGAATGGGATGAATATCCACTTGTATATGCCATGGAGTTTAAGAAGAATAACTTAATTGCTGCAAATGTCCACTACATACGTACAGTAAATGCTCGATTAAAGGCACTAAATAGTAAGAGTTTCCCTAAAAAAACTTTACGTCAATATATACCTAAAAGAGCAGATAGCATCTTTTTTGAGATAAAAGAGAGTGAGGTGCAATTACTAAGCACACTACCGATAGAAAAATTTCATTACAATAGATAATGGCTGAAAAATACACAGTAACTGAATATCCAACTGGTTTATCATCAATACCCTATGCTTCTTTCTTAGAGATACAGAAGTTTAGCTATGATTCTGCACAAAAATATGCTGCAGAAAATTTTAATGATGCTTTTGGATCTTTAGGTAGAAGTGGTTTAGCTAGGAAGTTGAATAATGCTGTTGATGGATTGGCAACAGTATATGGTTCTGGAGATACATCAACAGAGAAGAATAAGATAAATTTATATCAAACAAGATATCAAGTAAAAGGAACTTCCGTTAGAAGTAAAGGAGAGTATGTAGATATTAACACTGCAGATGATTCTATAAGAGTCAAACTACCTAACGGTGAGACAATAACTATTGGTCAATTAAAGCAAAAGAAAAAAGCGATGATTGACAAACAAAATAAAGGTCTAATGGCAAGTAAATGTATGTTGCCATTACCTAATGAGTTTCAATATAAGTATGGTGCAGATTGGAATAACGAATTTAAACTAGGAACACTAGCACTAGCAGCAGATGAAGCATATAGATTTGGTGCGATAGCGGGTGCGGGTGGAACGATTGGTGGACTTATAAGTTATGGAACTAGTAAATTGACAGCAGGAGATAAGGTGCCTGGTGCAGATCAAGCAACCAAAGTTGTGCAAGGTGTAGTAGAGGGTATGAAAAATGCTGCTACTCCATTCAAAGTTGAGAGTGAATTAAATCCTAAGAACATTGCAGGATTAGCAGGACTAGCACCTAACGAAAACTCTATACAGTTTTTTGAAAGAATGCAGGGTAGAGAGTTTAGTTTTAGATTTGAGTTAGCATCAAGAAATAAAAACGAAAGTAATACAGTCATAGACATTATTGAATGGTTTAAACGTGGTATGCATCCTGGCTCAAAGAACGGTAAAGGATCTGCAGTTCTACTAACATTTCCAGATGTATTTGTATTGACTCCTAAGTTTGTAAAATGTGGAACTAACGGACTACCCCTAGGAAAACCAATACAACATCCAATGATGCCTAGAACAAAGTTATGTGCATTAACAGGAATGACAATAAACACTACACCATTTGGTCAGATGCAAACTATCTTTGATGGATCTATTCCTATTGTTACTATGGAACTAAACTTCAAAGAGACAACAAAACTTACACGTGTGGATATGGAAGGTGCATCCTTTGCAGAGAAAGACAATCCTATGCAAACAAATGATGGAGTATTTTCTAGAGATACTGCAGAAGATTATAAACCAGAGGTATCATTCTAATGATTAAGAACTTACCAGATTTATTATATAATTTTTCGTCAAAACCAATTGACCCAGATTTTCTATTGGTTAAGAACATATGGAGACGTGCTCAAATATTAACTGAGTTTAAGAACCAAGTTCTTTTATTTACAGAGATTACTGTTCAAGATGGTGAAAGACCAGAAGATATAGCAACAAGATATTATGGTAATCCATTTTATAACTGGACGATATTGATAGCAAATGATATTGTAGATTACTATGCACAGTGGCCAAAGTCTGTGACACAACTACAAGAATTTAGCAATCAAAAATATGAAAATGCACAAGCAACTAAACATTATATCACTACAGAAGTAAAAGATTCTGCAGGAAATATAATTGTTCCTGCGGGTAAAATTGTTCCACAAAATTATCAGGTAACATATTTTAATGGAACTACTACTGTTACTTCAAGTCCAGTAGCGTCAGTATCAAATGCACAGTATGAGATAGAATTAAATAATGATAAACAAAGAATACAAATTGTCAGACCAAATATAATAGAAGATTTTGTAGAGACTTATAATCAAATATTAATTAAAGGAAAAATAACTGAAGTTGGTATAGATGCATCAAGCGTAAATATGTAATAAAAAAGACCCCCTAGGGGGTCTGTAAGTTCCGATAGTAGAGACCGCACGAAAGGTCTCTTTTTTATTTAGTCATCTTTTGCAAGTTGTGCAAAGTATGATAACGTATCCGTTTCTTCATTTACTGATGCAGGAGCAGAAGCAACAGGTGCAGGAGTAGATTCTACTTCCTCACTAAATGTTTCTTCGTCAACTGGTTTTGAATAGTTACCCTTTAAAGTGCTCTCAAGTCTAAACTTAAGATCTTCATAGGATTTAAACTGATCATCAGCAGTGAATGATGCTAGACTATGCTCTTCTTTCCAAAGTGCTTCTAACTCTTTGTCATTGAATCCACCTAATACAGATGGTTCTGCAAACTCAGACTTATCATAGTTCCAGAATCCTGCGACTCTAGTAATCTTCAATTTGAAGTCAGCACCTTTCCAGAAATCAAATGGATTTACTGGTGTCTCATCCTCAAATGCAGGTTGCATTGATTCCATGATCTTATCAAATATTTTCTTACCATATCTGTATAAGAAAACTCTGCCTTCGTTGGCAGGATTTGAACTATCCTTAACAACGTAGATGTTGCTGTAATAGTTTAACTTACGCTTTTGTTTGCGTGCCTGATCTCTCTGTGGAGATCCTTCTGCTCCTGCGTTCCATAGTTCTCTATTGAGATCGGAAACAGGATCTTTCTTACCTAAAGTTGTCAAGGAGTTTTCAATATACCAACCACCTGGTCCTTGGAAGGCATGACTCCAAACTTGTGCCCATGGAAGGTCTTCTCCATCGGGTGCAGGGAGAAATCTGATTACAGCGTAACCATTTCCTGCTTT